GTGGGAGGGGCGAATGGACGCTTACTGCTACGACTGCGCGACCTGCCGGTGCGACTGCTACCCGGACGAGTGCCCGATCAAGTACGGGCAGGAGACCGCAGGACTATGACTCGTATGGCGAACACCGATCCCGTCGTCCTGCGCCCGTGGTGGCGCGCAACGCCGATCATCCACCGCCGCCGGTTCGACAGCGACGGCAACTTCATCACGGACTGTGGCAACCCCGTGGGCCGCTACGACCCGATCCTGCGGTGGGATCACGCGCAGCGCATCGGGCGACCGTGCAAGAGGTGCTTCCGTGACTGACCGCACGACTGGTTCTAGTGCGGTGAAGATCGAGCATGTCGCGGCTGCGATGTGGGACAGGCGCTACCGCCTCTACAAGTGGCGCGACCAGGACGTGACCGATCCCAAGAAGCGAGCCAAGATGGACGGGTTCCGGCGCACCGCAGAAGCCGCTATCGAAGCCATCGAGGAGTTCAATGCCAGACCTTAGCCAGACCGCCATCGCGGCGTCCAAGCTGATCGACACGCTCGAAGAAGAGCTACCAGACGAGGCCGTAGCCGGCCCCGTAATGGTTCTGATCGAGGCGCGCTTCCCCGCGACAGACGACGAGCCGGAAGCGTCCTCCGTCTATTACCGATGCAGCGAGTCGAGCGGCATATACAAGCTCGGGATGCTCACGGCGGCGCAGGAGTCGGCTGCCCACGGCTGGCACGAGGAGGATGAATGAGCGTGTGGATCGCCGTTCCGATGCTCGTCCTGATCGCCCTCACGCTGGTCGGCCTCTGCTGGGTCTTTATCCACATCATGAGGCACGATGTCTGACGACCACCATACGACACCTGATCCTGCGGTGATTCTCGACGCCCTTGAGCGCACCTACTGGAACCTGCGCCGGTTGTCCGAGCGCAAGGTGATCCGGGACCTTGGGGAGACGTTCGCGGAGGCCGAGAGCGTCCTTGAGGCTGCGGGGAGGCTGCACCGTGGCTGACCATACGACCCCGTACCCCATGGTAGGAGCGCGATGAAGGCGCACGGCTCGTTCTGGCTCGACGGCGGCTATGACCGCGACGCCGTGGAGGCGTGTCCGTACCACCCGCTGCACAGGTGGTGGACGTTTCGGGTCGGAGACGTGCTCGAGGAGGGCACGTGTCGCGACCCGGACGAGATGATGGTGATCTGCCGGGCCTGTTATGTCCCGCGCTGCGGCGCGACCACGAGCCCCGACCCGTGCATGTTGCCGCGACACCACACCGAGCCGCACAGCTTCCGCAGCGGCCGACATGTCGAGGTAGGCGCGTGACCAACCATACGACCACCTATCCCATGGTGATCCACAAGCGCTGCGAGGGAAGGGCTTCGACCACCCGGCACACCTACGTGCAGTGCGAGAAGGATGAGGGACATGACGGCCCGTGCCGGGCCCACTTCGGCCGCTTCGTGAAGGAGTGGCGGCACGGTGCCTGACCATGGGACTCGTCATCCCATGGTGAGTCCGCGCCGTCGCTCAGGATCGCCGCCGTTTGCTATCGGCTACGAGATTGCCTGGATCGACGCCAAGCGGCAGATCCGACAGCACATCGAAGAGGTCGAGCGCGAGCACGGGCGTAACTCCGAGAAGTTCCTGGCCCTGTGCGCGCTGTACAACGAGCTCCGGCAGCCGGAAGTGAAGGTCGTCCATGGCTGACCATGGGACTTCGCATCGCATCCTTAAGAAGCTCGGCGTGCTTCTAAACGTTCCGGCGCGAGCCTTTAGGAACAGTCGTGGGTGACCATGCGAGCACGAGTCCTGTGGTGCGCTGGCGCCGGCTGCGGAACCGCTATCGCCACGCGATGCGGACGACGATGCCGCGGTCGCGCGTGCTCGCCCTGCTCTGGGCGCTTGAGAGGATGGAGCAATGACCGACTTCGCGTATGGGCGCCAGTGCCGCGCTTGGTGCGCGAGCTGCAAGGAGTCGACGGCGGTCCGTGTCGGCGCCGGCACGTTGAAGCAGTGCACGAAGTGCGGCCGCAAGTGGGGATCGGCGCGGCGGGGGCGGAAGAAGTGGTGAGCCGGCGCGAGTATGAGGATCGCATCTTGCGCGTCGCCGCGCGGATCCGGGAGCGGCGCGAGGCTCGAGCGTTCGCGGAGGCGTTCGTCCGGGCGCCGGCGTGGCTGCAGGACGAGATCCGCGAGGAGTTCAACCGGCCGAGCCTGATCCTGGGGATGTTGGCGGAACGCCGTGGACACTCTGAGGACACCCAGACCGAGGATTCGGCCTAACCATGATCCTTACCATGAGTTTCGTAAGCGTTTCGCAAAGGTTGCGGCCTCCGTCGGACTCCGCCGTGCCTCGTCGGCTTTTGGGCGCATTTTGCAGGTTCGCCGACACTCGTGATGTCACGTTTGGCTTCCTGATTGGAGCCCGGCGTGGACGCTTTTTGGACACCGAGAGGAGTTGAGGTAGATGGGTCGGCCACGGAGTTTCGATTGGGATGAGGCGGCGCGCCTCCATGCAGGCGGCATGAGCTATGGCGAGATTGCGAGGCACTTCGGCAAGAGTTACCACGGCATCCGCTACGCGATCGACGCCGAGTTTCGCCGGCGGATTCAGGGGTACGCCGCCGACTGGCAGCGCGGCGGCTCATGTCCTGACTGTGGCACGCAGACGACGAGGCATTCCCGCGACGGGAACGCTCGATGTCGCGCGTGCGCCGGCAAGTGGCGTCAGACGGTTCGCGGCGACGAGGCGTGGTGCTGTGGCTGCCGCGAGTGGCTGCCGAAGACGGAGTTTCAACGGTCGTCGAAGAGCGCCCGTGGACTCCGGAACGAGTGTCGCTCGTGCGGCACCGCGCGCCGGCGCGCCTACCGCGAGGCGCACCCCGAGGTCGCCGCGGCCGCATACGAGCGCCAGAATGCTCGCCGGCGCGAGCGATCGGCGGCGCTTCGGTGAACGGCGTCGTCCCGAGCCCTGTCGTGGCGGAGAAGGCGCTTCGCCTGCTCGAGCAGAACCGCGTCCACATTATCGCGGCGGAATCCGGCCAGGTGCGCGTACACGGCGAGACGGGCAACTACCTCGTCATCGCGACTGCGGCCGGCGTGATGTGCTCGTGCCCGGCCGGCAAGGACTGGGATCCGGCGAGCTGCAGCCATAAGGTCGCCGCGCAGATCGCGTGGGCCGAGTCGTGACCCGCCACGTCTCCTATCCGAGTGACGAGGTGGCGCGGCATGGCGCCGTCGAGATGGCGCGGCACGGCGAGTGTGGCCTGATCGTCTGCGTCACCGAGGACGAGGACGGCAACCGCGCCGTGCGTTTTTCGAGGTTCGGCCACCCGGCGGAGGATCAGGAGGGCGACGCTTTGCGGATGGCGTCGCTGCTCGTCGACGACCTGTTGCGGACGTTGGCGGGTGACCTATGAGCGACCCGTGGATCAAGGTCTACCCGGCCGACATGAGGGCCGATCCGAAGTTCTCGGGGATGCATCCAGCGATGCGTTACGCGCTCATCCAGGCGTGGGATCTGGCGAAGAACGGGCCCGGAGCGGTCGACGAGCTGCGCTCGAGCGATGGTCGAGCGATGCGCGAGGCAGAGTTGCGAAGACTGTCGAGCGTTAGCGCGAGCGCGACGCGACGGATGTTCGAGAGATGGGAGCGAGTCGGCCTCTGCGAGATCGAGGACGGCCTCGTGAGGTTCCCGAATCTGGCTAAGAGACAGGGAATCGACCGCACCGCCGCCGAGCGCATGCGGCGTCTGAGGCAACGGAAGCGTGACGGCACCGTTACGGCGAACGTTACGCCTGCGCGTTACGGGCCTGTTACGGCACAGAACCAGAACCAGAGTAAGAACAGAGTAGAGCCTTCTAACGAAGTCTCTACTCCGCCGAACGCGCCGAAAACGGCGACCCCGAAACCACGCCAGCCGGACCCGATCTGGGATGCCCTCCTCGAGGCGTGCCCGGCTGGGTCTGAGATGACGAAGAGCGAACGCGGCCGCCGCAACGCCGCCGTCAAAGAACTCCGCGAGATCAACGCCGACCCCGCCGACGTCCGCCTCGTCGCCCGCCGCCTCCGCGAAAAGTGGGGCGGCCGCGTCGCACTCACCCCATCCGCGATCGTTACGAACTGGAGCGGCACCATCGCCGAGATCCGTCCCAACGGCCACGGCCGCACGTGGACGCGAGAAGACGCCGAACGCGCCGCCGCCTATCGAGCCGGAGTCGAAGAGCAGCAGCGGCAACGCGCCGCCGCCGCAGAAGAAGGAGTGCCCTACTGATGACGAGACAACGCAACGTCACCGGCCGCGAACACTGCGCCGCCTGCGGCGACGACGGCTGGGTCGAACTCGCCGGCACCGTCACCGTCGGCGGCGTCGCCTACAGCCGCGGCATGGCGCCGTGCAAGTGGTGCGAAGTCGGCGACCGCCGCTTCCAGCACCACAGCGCGCCGAACCGCGGCCACGGCCGCTACGAGCCCGAGACGAACTTCGACGGATCCGACATCGTCCCCGTCGGCGACGAGCCCGGCCACGTCCGAGCGTTCCGGCCCGACACCGAGTTCCTCCGCCAACGCGCCGCCGCCGGCTGCAGCGTCGCCAGCCTCCAAGCGATGTTCCCGCGCTCGCTCTGGCCGCCAGAGTGGAAACCTGCGCCGCCACGACCAAACCCGCTCACCGACGACGAAGCCCTCGAGATCGCCGAAAAGCAGCGACTCGCCCAGATCGCCCTCGAAACGGCCACGCAGGAGCCGAGCTCAGCCGCTGGAGCAGACGACCGCGACCTGGGACACGCCGAAAATCAGGAGGAGGTGCCGTACTGATGGCGTACACGCCAGCCCAACGCCGAAGCGCGCTCTGCCTCGTCGCCGAACAAGGCTACGCCATCGCAGCCGGCCTCACCGGCATCCACGAACAGACACTGCGCCGCTGGGCTCGCGAAGCGGCGACCACCGAGCACGAACGAAGGAGGCGCCGCTAATGGCACACCGCCACGACTTCCGCTGCCCGCAATGCGGCTCGAGCCTCCCACCGAAAGCTCGGGTCCGCGACTACATCCGCGACCTCGAACACACCATCGAAAACCTGCTCGGCCTCGTCAGCGAACACGCCGAAGTCGGCGCCTACCTCTCCGAGTTGAACGCCTTGAGCCACCTCTCACACAACGGCATCCGCCGACCCGACGACCTCGGCGGCGCGATCACCACCAACGGCGCCTCCAGCCGCGCGCCACAATACGACCCGACCGCGGCCGCCCAACTCAAAGCCGAGCTCGCCCACCTCCGCGAGCGAGCCGAGACGCTCCGCAAGGTCTGCGACAAGGTCGACTCGCCCGAAGCCGACCGCAAACGACGGCTCGCACGCCTCGAATCGAACGCCTAGTTGGAATCCGTCAACCCCATCCGCTACCATCTCATGCCAGTGGGCGAACTGCGCCCCAGAGTCACCCCGATAGGCCGGCGCGACATCATCCGCGACGCCCTCGAAACAGGCGACTGGGCCACCGCAGCAGAGCAACTCGCAGAGGCTCGCCACAGAGCCGAACACCGCATGGTTGCAGGCATCACGAGCTGGTCGGCCTACGTGGAAAGCCTCGGCATCTCGCGGATGCACGGGTGGCGACTCTGCCTCATCGCCGCCACAGAGCAAACCCGAATGGGTTACAACTACCGCCAGGCGCTCGAAGCCGCGATCACCGCGACGCGAGAATCTGCGAAACCCTCGCCTTAGTCACGCCGGCCGCTGCCGCGACATCGCCCAGCGAATACCCGCCGTCGACCGCAGCTTGCATCGCCGCACGTTCCAGTTCGCGCGCCTCCCGCACCATCCGCTCAGCCTCGACCCGCATCCCTCGAGCCGCCGCCACAGAGCGTTCCACATCGGGAAGAGGCGGCCGTACCGCTCGAGGCCGACCCCGCTTCGCCGCCGGCTGGGGTTCTGGACTGGGCATGTCTTCGGAGTATAGAACCCCTATCCGGGTTTTGTCGTCAAGGCAGCTGCAAGCCAGGCAGCCGGCGCCATCACAACTGAGGCAGCCAGGCATCCTCCACGCCACGCCTCGAGCCCGCTTGAGCGCCTCGTCCAGTCGCTCGAGCGATACCGCAGGCATCACCTCGAGCACGGCGCGATAGCCGCGGAGACTGGCGAGAATCGCTCCGGCGATCGGATCTCCGCCGGCGAGCTCCGCCCAGCCCTCGAGCTCGACAGTCGGCGCCTCGCCACACTCGACCAGTCCGACACTGCCGAAACGGCCGGTAGTCGACCGCAGCGGCCACACATACCCGCCGAACATCGACACGGCTAGCCCTCGCTCGCCCTTCTGGATCCGCGCGCCGTTGCGCATGATCCATGCTCGCGTCCGACACGGACCGCGCGCACCTTGCCCCATCAACTCGAGCAGGACTTTGGCGGAGTAGTCCAGGTTCGCGGCCGCCAACTCGGCGAACGCCGACAGATCAAAAGCCCGCAGCGCGATCGATCGCGCCTCTTCCAGAGCCACGGCTCGCGCCGATCCCTGACGGGCATCCGCAGCCGCAGCGCCGATCCGGGCCCTTTCGAGCCCGGATACGCGCGCCTCAGCCTTGCGGGGGACTGCCGACATCGCTACAGCCGACCCTCAGACCGCAGCTCGAGATAGCGGATGTCAGACTCGACGTGGTGGCGAGTCGTCTCGACCATCTCAAGTCCATCGGCGATGCCGCGGAGGTAGGTTTCGAGCTCGCGAGCCGTCGAGAACCCCGGACCGATGTCCGACTCCCACGTTCCCGGCGCCAACGCCATCCAACGCAGGCGCCATACACCGGACTCGTGATGCGGGAAGGGTTGCCGGACGTCTGGCGCCTCATCCTCGAGCGCCCGGTGAATCCGGAAGACCTGGGTTGCGCAATCGCGCATTGTGATGCGATCAGCCATTAGAAGAGCCCTCCCTGCGGCGGATTCGCCGCGATCGTGCCCGGCCGCACCTTGCGGCGCCGCTCGAGCGAAGACAGGCAGACATCGCACAGCAACGTCTGCATCGGGTCGTCTGGCGTCGTCAGCACCGCCTGGCCGCACGCGGCGCAGGCATCGACGATGCCACCAGAAGTGTCGGGAGACTGGCTCACGAAAGCCAACCCCTCGTGCGATCGCGCCGCGCCAACTCAGCGCGCAGACCGCGATACGGATCCAGCTGCTCGAGCGTTCGCCGCAGGCACAGCGCCTGCAAGTCGGATGCCGTCCGACGACGGTTCCGCGCCACGTCGGCGCGCCGGATGTCTTCACGTGTCGTCATCCTCACCCCTTTCCGGGTAGTAGGTCTATACGACTATGTATAGCGGACGCCGACGACGAATGCAAGTAAAAGGTCTATACGGAAAAGAGATAGTGAAGTCAGCTAAACCACTGAGCGCGCAAGTGTTGGCAATGTGGCACCAGGAGGGACAGTGCGCGCGACAGTGGCGCAGTGCCAGCCCAGCGCGCGCCTAGTTGAATGCCTGCGATGCCAGCTCGAGTCCACTAGGCACGGGCACGCGATGCCTAGTCGCGTGGTAAAGCGGATGGTTGAGCCGCTTCGACCCTCCTCGTGTCCATCTAGAGGCCGTCCGACGGCTCTGGGCGGAGTGGGCGGTCGGCCAGTTCGCGCGCATCCCCACCCCCCATGACGCGGCCGCGTGCAAATACGTGGATACCGCTCGCGGCATTTTCACCAGCTTTGGAGGTTTCATGCCTGTCCTGATCGAGCCGACTACTGAGCTCCGTCACGAGGTTGCGGGGGCTGTCGGCGGCGGCGAGTGGCCGCAGCGCGCGCTCGTCCGTTTTGGCGTGCCGGGGGCCGACGCCTCACGCTGGCTGGCGCAGGGCGAGACGGACGCGCAGGAGGGCGTTGAGAGCGATCTGGCGGAGTTGTGGCGCGCGATCGACCAGGCCGAGGCGGATTGCGAGGCGGATTGGGTACAGCGCGCGGCGGGTGCGGCGGCGACTGGCCGGAAGGGGATCGAGAAGCCGGGGTCGCGGCCGGGGACGCAGACGATTGGCGGCCCGGTGCGGTGTGAGGACTATTTGAAGCTTTTGCAGGCGCGTTTTCCGGATCGGTGGCGGACTGGCGTGGCGCGGCGGTCGTCGTCGAAGGAGTCGATGGAGGAGACGTTGCGGCGGATTCAGGCGGAGTCGTGACGGTTGAGCTGCGTGAGGCGCCGGATGGGATCTCGGTGCCGGTGGATGAGGCGGAGCAGGCCGAGTTGCGGCGTTACTGGATGCGGTGTTTGGGGCCGGGTTTCGTCCTCGATGTGCGGTGTCTGCGGGTGTTCGAGGGTCGCCATGTGATCGCGGTGCACGCCGACGAGTACGCGGGCTTGAGTACCGGGTTCGAGGTGTGCGGCCGGCCGCGGCGCCGTGGGTAACGAGGAGCAGCTTCTTCGGCGCGCACTGGCTGATTTCATCTGGTACGCCGAGAACTTCTTGTGGGTGCAGGACAAGCAGACGTTGCAGCTTGTGCGGCTCGTGGTGAAGCCGGTGCAGCGGCGGTTGGCGGAGAAGATCCTCGCGGATTACGTGGCGGGCCGGCCGGTCAGGTTGATCGTGTTGAAGGCTAGGCGCGAGGGCGTGTCGACGATCGTGCAGGCGATCTTCTTCTGGCTGGCGAGCCTCCGGGAGCATCAGGTCGCGGTGACGCTGTCTCACCATGACGATACGACGAAGGAGCTCTTCGCGATCCCGGAGCGGTTCTACCGCAAGCTGCCGGCGGTGCTGCGGCCCGCTAGGCGGCGGTCGCTCAGGTCGAAGGAGATGGAGTTCGCGAACCCGTCGAAGGATCCGGAGGCGGTGCGCAAGGAGCCGGGCCTCGAGTCGGTGATGCGGACGGTGACGGCGAAGAACGCGGGTGCTGGGACGGGCGCGAACCTGCTTCACATCTCGGAGTTCGGGTTGTATGAGGGGAACCAGATCGACGCGAAGCAGGTGTTGACGACTCTGCTGCAGATCATCCCGAAGGCGGCGCGGACGATCATCATCATCGAGTCGACGGCTCGAGGAGTCGGCAACGAGTTTTATCGCCGTTGGAAGCAGTCGGAGCGGTCGCTCGCGGCGGGGGTGGACGATTTCTACCCGTTCTTCATCGCGTGGTTCGAGGAGCCGACGAACGTGATCTCGGGCGCCGACTGGGACCAGCTCGGCGACCTCGACGCTCGCGAGGAGCGCCTCCGCGATAAGTACGGGTGCACGCCCGAGCAGGTCGCGTGGCGTAGGTGGAAGATCACGGATCTCGGGTCGGATCCGGACGAGTTCGACCAGGAGTATCCAGAGTCGGCGGACGTCGCGTTCCTGTCGTCGGGCCGGCCGTACTTCGACCAGGAGTCAGTCGCCGCGCAGCTCGAGGATGCCCGCGGTGTCGAACCGTTGGTGCGGGGAGACGTCGTCGAGGATGACCTCGCGGTGCGGTTCCTGCCGAACCAGCGCCGCGGCCGTCTCACCGTGTGGGAGGTGCCGCAGAAGGGCGAGGACTACGTCATCTCGTGCGACTCGAGCGAAGGGTCGGAGCACGGCGACCCGCAGTGCGTCTACGTCCTGAAACGCTCGGCGCTGAAAGTCTGCGCCGTCTGGCACGGCCGCGTCGACAGGGATGAGTTGGGCGACATCCTCTACCTGCTCGGCCACCTCTACAACATGGCGCTGATCGCCGTCGAGCGGAACGGCGGGTGGGGCGCGACGCCGATCGCGATCCTCAGACGCCGCGGCTACTACCGCCTCTACCGCCGCCGCGACGAGGGCAAGCGGAACCGCAAGCGGGATGACCGTTGGGGTTGGGATTCGACGCCGACGAACCGTCCGCTCATCCTCGACGGGCTGGCGCAGGTGATCCGAGACGAAGAGCTCGACTGCGCCGACCCCGGCTTTTTCGAGGAGTGCCTCGTCTTCGTCTACTCGGAGACGGGCAAGCCGCAGGCGATGCCGGGCGAACACGACGACCGCGTCCTCGCGCTCGCCATCGGCGTCCATCTGTGGAAGACGGAGCCGCGCCGCGTCTCCGACCCGAAACCCTCACCACCACGCCGCGTGTTGAGCGTGGCGACCGGCTACTAGGAGGACTCATGTACGAGCTGAATCCGATCCAGTTCTTCGAGAAGAACGGGCCGCCGAACCGCACGCCGACCGTGCCGGTGCCGGCGACGGCGAACAACCTGACGCCGACGACGCCGCTCTTCAACCCCGCCGACTCCGAGAACAACGGCCAGTAGGAGGATCGCATGTCCGAGTGGACCGACGAAGGCACGCCGCAGCCGCTCTCCGCGGAGACGCTCGCCGACCGCGAATACCAGATGGAGCAGGAGCGCGAACGTCAGCGCCTCGGCCTCATCCCCGGCGGCCCCGACCCCGCCGCTTCGGCGACGCGCGCCGAGCTCGACGAGGCGGCCGCCGCCGTCGACGCCGACACGACGGGCGCGAAGACGAAGGCCGACGTCGCCGAGGCGATCCAGAAGGCCGACCTGCCCGACCTCTCCGCGATGAAGCGCGACCAGCTCGACAAGGTCGCCGTCGGCTACGGCCTCGACCCCGCCGACTACCGCACCAAGGCGGAAGTTCGCAAGGCGATCACCGAGGCGCACGGCTAGTGCCCGAGTGGCTGATCGAAGCCGAGGACGGCAAGCGCCGGACATGGCTCGGAGACGTGACCGAAGCGCAGGCCGAAGCGATCCGCCAGAAGCTCGCCGGCCTCGGCGAGTGGAACTGCCACGTCACGAAACGCAGCTTCACGCCGGCGCAGCGCGACGACCTCGCCCTCGAGGTGCACACCCGCGAATGGCATGAAGGCGGCCGCGTCGGACCGCAGCCGTTCCTCGTCGACAGGTCGTCGATGTAGATGGCGTTCCAGATCGCAGTCAACGCGGGCCGCACCTATATCCTCGGAAACGCGATCGGCGGCGCCACCCTCTTCGTCGGCCTACTCCACACCACCGACATCAACACCGCGCCGGCCGCGACCGACACCCTCTCCACCATCACCGAACTCTCTGGCTCGGGCTACGCCCGCCAATCCTGCGTGATGGGCGCCGCCGCCAGCCAGGCGACGACCGGCGCGCAGGTCACGTTCTCGTTCACCGGCACGCCCACCGGCGGCACCGCGACCGGATGGTTCCTGTGCACCGTCTCGAGCGGCACCGCCGGCACCCTCATCGGCGCCGTCAACCTCGGCGCGGCAAGGACATTCGTGAACCTCGACACCGACAAGGTCACTCCGACGGTGAGCGACTAGTGCCCTCCACCGATCCGATGACGCCGCGCGTCGGCGACCACTACCTCGAGGTGCACGGCCAGAAGTGGCAGCCGATCGCGTGTGCGAACCATCGCCGCGTCGAACAGCCCGGCAAGAAGGGCTCGGCCGCGCCGATCACGCACCTCGACGGCACCGGCCACGAGCTCGGAGACGACTCCGGCTGGGACGCCGACTGCGCCGCCTGTGCGCGAGAGGTCGAAGCGACTCGTGCACACGTCCGGGCGTGGGCCGACCACCACGGGGTGAGCCCGTGACGCTCCTGACCGAAGAGATGTGCGCCGCAGCCGCGCACGCCGAACAGATAAAGCGTCGGATGCGCGTCCACTACGCATCCGCCTCGAAACCGTACCGCGGCCACAAGGTTCCGTTCGACCGCCAGAAGGCGATCAGCGACGAGTTTTGGGGCGAGTACGACGACGTCAACCAGCGCCTATGCCCGTGGGACCCCGTCTACACCGGCACCCGCGGCGGCGTCACGCTCGCCACCACCACCGACCTCGCGACGCTCTCCGTCGGATCGAGCGGCCAGCTCCGCATCCTCGAGTCGTTCCTCGCCGGCGAGTCCGCCGCGAGCGCCGTCGAACGGCTCGCCGTGCAGCGATCCACCGGCGGCGCGACTCCCACCAACCAGACTCCGGAGAAAGCGTCGACGCGATCGCCGGCCGCCGTCGCCACCTTCGCGACCAACTGGACGACGCAGCCGACCCTCAGCGGAAACCCGCTCCTCTACCACGACTGCAACACGTTCGGCGGCACCGACCGCTGGGTGCCGAGCCCCGGCGAGGAGATCTACCTCGTCAACTCGGAGATCCTCTCGTGGCGCAGCGCGAGCGGCACCAGCGTCGTCTCGAGTCATCATGTCTGGGAAGAGATGTAGGTGGCCGTCTTCGTCGCGACCGGCGCGTCGCGGTCGAACAACAAGTGGGGCGCCTACGCGCAGCCGGCGAACCCCGGCTACACCTACGTCGCCCGCATGTCGATCCACGTCGAGCCGACGTCGACGACCGACACCACCGTCAACCGCTACGGCTGGCAGCGGATCACCGGCTTCACCCTGACGACGAATACCGCCGAGAAGGGCTCGACGCGCTCGCCCGCCTTCGCCGGCAACGTCGCGAACGCCGAGAGCGTCGCCGGCACCGTGGGTGGGAACCCGCTCTACTACTTGCACGCCGGGCAGGAGATGTTCGCCCACCAGACGATGTGGGCTCCCAGCCGGCCGTGGGCGATGCCGCAACTCATCGACGGCGAGCTCGGCGTCGTCGTCGGAAGCGTGAACAGCGGCACCTCGACGCCCTACGTCGCGCCGGCGATGTTCTATGACGGGCCGCCGATGATCGACAACCGGCCGCTCCGCCGCCGGCCGACGAGGCGCGGGATGTGGTGGACCTACCACCACCGAAACGTCCGCCGAAGCGGCGCCAGCGGCGCAAGCCAGATCGCGCCGGCGACCGAGTCGCCAAACGTCTGGTACACCCCGCCGCGCAACCTGAACCAGCCGCAGCCGCCGAACCGCCAGAACACCGTCCTCGCGCCGACCGGCGGCACCAACTACACCGACTCGGGCGCGATCCCCGTCACCATCAGCTTGAGCGGTGCCGATCAGGTCGCCAGCACCGACTCGGGCGCGATCCCCTTGACGATCACGCTTAGTGGGGCGGATCGGGTCGCGAGCACGGACAGCGGCACCATCCCCGTCACGATCGCGCTCTCAGGAACGGATCAGGCCGCCTCGACGGACGCTGGCACGATCCCCATCACCATCTCCCTCTCGGGCGCCGACCAGGCCGCAAGCGTCGACGCCGGAACCATCCCGCTCACGATCACCATCAGCGGGCTCGAGCAGTTCGGCCCCGCGCCGACGACGCGGCCGCGCCTCAACGTCGACCTCACACCCCAGGATCTTCCGCCCGTCTAGGAGGCAGCGTTGCCGATCTTCACCAACTACAGCACCGTCACCTACAACGCGACGCTCTCGCTGACGACGACGCGCACCGCGCTCCCGTCGAACGCGGGCCGCACCGTCTTCCTGCGAAACGCGAAGACGTCGGGCGGCACCGCCTTCATCGGCGACGCGACCGTCACCAGCGCCGGCGGCGGCAACGTCCTCGTCGACCTCCAGCCCGGCGAGGGCATGTTCGTCGACGTCAACAACGCGAGCCTCTTCAACGCCGTGGCTGCCACCACGGCGACCCTATTCGTCACCGTCTTCAAGTAAGGGAGAGTCGTGAGCGTCCCCGCATCCCGCATGGATTCCAAGGGCCGAAACGGCCAGGATCAGAACGAGCAGAACTCGCACGCCGCCGTCCACCAGGGCATCCAGGCACTCGCCGGCGCCGCCGCCAAGATGGGCTCGGCGAAGACCGAGCCGCACCCAGAACTGCTCGCCGCCCTCCAGTCGCTCCACCAGGGCGTCCAGGGCGTGCACGACCGCATGGACCAGATGCAGCAGGGCGCCGACCCCGACGACCAGGGACAGGGTGAAGAGGACTACTCCAACATGCCCGACCCCGACGACTGGGTGCAGAACGATCCGCAGGGCGCCGCCTCATACGCCGAGGCGATCCTGCAGCGGTTCGCCGAGATGATGCTGAACCAGTCGGCCGCGCCGCAGGGCGCGCCGCAGATGGCGCCCGGCCCGAACGTCGGCGGCGGCGCCTCCTACTAGCCGGTGGCTCTGAGCCTCAACCTCGAGCGGCTCAAGAACCAGCTCAACCAGGACGAGTCAACCGCGTTCCCGATCTCGGGCTCGATCGACTCGGCGAACCTCACCGGCGTCGTAAGCGTCACGAACGTGAAGGACTCCACCTTCGGCGCCGTCGGCGACGGCGTCCACGACGACACGGCCGCCATCCAAGCCGCCCTAAACGCGGTGTCCGGGACGAACGGCGGCGTCGTCTTCTTCCCGCCCGGCTTCTACCGCACCACCGCGACGCTGACGAGCGCGACGAAGAACCTGACCCTGTCCGGGCAGGCCGGCGCGCAGGGCCAGTGGCCGAAGGTCGCGAACGGCAACACCGTCATCTTCACGCCCGTCGGCTCGGGCGGATTCGACTTCAACGTGGGTAGCGGCCAGACGATCTTCGCCGGCCCGACCATCCAACACCTCTCCTTCTCGCCGCCCTACACGACGCTCACGTCGGCGCAGACGCTCGGCGCGACCCTCAACATCTCGAGCTCCTCGAGCGCGCGGCTCGCCGCGAGCGGCACCGCCATCGTCCAAGACAAGCACCAGATCGGCGTCTTCACCTACACGTCGAAGACGACGACGCAGCTACAAGGCATCACCGTCACCTCGGAGACGGTGCCGGGCACCACCTACGCGAACACGAGCGCCGTCACCAACCCGTCGCCCTACGGCGTCCGCCTCGCCCGCGTCGCCGACTTCCACGTCGAGCGGTGCACCTTCATGCACTACGCCGACACGACTCCCTCGATCCTTCTCGACGACGCCGTCCACAGCCTGAGCGGCGCCACCGGCCTCCTCGTCGACGGGTCCCTGAACGTCGCCCAGTACGGCACCAGCATGAACAACCGCTTCTACGGGTGCTACCGCGGCTGCCAAGAATACCTCTCCTCGACGCGCTGGATCGGCGGCGACTTCGACACGAACCTGAACGGCGCGACGCCGTGGACGAACGCGATCGGCTGGAACGGCCAACTCTCCAGCCCGTGCACCTTCTACGGCGTCAGCTTCCACGGCGCCGACATCCTCTGGCAAGCAGATGGCGGCGCGAGCTTCGGGTGTCGCCACGAATGCTGGAAGACGGCGGCGGTGAACCTCGTCGGCGCCGCCCGCGTCACCTACATGCCGGCGACGCTCGACAACTTCCAAGCCGGCGCGATCGGGACGGGCATCATCCTCGACGCCGCGTCGACGAAGAACCTCGTGTCTGTCCTCCCCGCCGTCTCGGTCGCCACCCGCTTCACCGACGCCGGCTCGAGTAACACGGTGATCGACAGCGGCACGACCGGCGCGTCGAAGCTTTCAGGCTCGTGGAGCATCACGACGCCGAGCACGAATACCGGCACCGGCCTCTCCGTGACGACGCAGGACACGGCCACCGGATCGCAAGGCGTCGCCATCACCTGCGCCACCGGCGCAGGCACCGCAGCCGCCCACGCCCTCACCGCGAACCTCACCGGGTCTGGCAACAGCCTGAGCTCGGCTGCGAACTTCGTCAGCGCCAACTCGGCGGCGAGCGCCGTCCAAGTCACCGGCCACGAATCGGGCCGCGGCTCGATCAAAGTCGCGCACCTAAACCCGGGCCCGGCGACGAACACCGACGCGAACGCCGCCGCCATCTCCGTCGACCTCCAAGACGGCGGCATCGGCGGCACCGCCTCACAGGGACTCTTCATCACGTCGACGACCGGCGGCACCACCGGCGCGCTCGTCAACATCAAGAACGCAAACAACCAGCTCTTCAAGTTTTTCTCGGACACGAGCACCTTCACGATCCCCACGATGCAGATGGGGAACGGCGGCCCGCTCATCACCATCGGCACCGGCGCCCCCGCCGTCGCCGCCCCCGTCGGCAGCCTCTACCTACGGACCGACGGCGGCGCGTCCACCACCCTCTACGTCAAGGAATCCGGGACCGGCACGGCCGGCTGGGTTGCCAAGTAAAGGAGCGCACCATGCCCGTGCCACACCCGACGCAGCCGTGGGACTACCAGACCGAAGTCGACCAGGCGTGGGCGCCCAGCCAGAACGGCCTGCTCGCCGCGAACGGCGACCCGTTCGTCGCCCAGAACGCGGGCGCCGCCGTGTCCGGCACCAAATACGTCATCCGCGTCCCCGTCAACATCACCGAGACGGTCGGGAACATCTGGATCATCGTGACGACGGCCGGCGCGACGCTGACCGCGGCGCAGAACCTGTGCGGCCTCTACAACTCGGCCGGCCAGCAGCTACAGGTCACCGGCGACCAGTCGGCGGTGTGGACGTCGACCGGTGCGAAGCAGATGGCGCTCGCCGCGTCGACCGTCGTGACGCCGCCCTACGTCTACGTCGAGGTCATGTCGAACGGGACGACGCCCGCCGCCTTCGCCCGCTTCGGCCAGCCGCCGTCGGCGAACCTGAACCTGGCAGGCGCGCTCCTTCGCTGCGCGACGAACGGCACCGGCGCGACCGCTCTCGACGCTTCGATCACGCCCGCGTCGCTGTCCACCTCGAACACGCCTTTCTCCTTCTGGGTCGGCCTGTCCTAGATGGCGCTGCCCGACACGCAGGAGGTGCAACGCCTCGTCAGCCGCGAACTCGAGCAGTGGGAGAAGGATCTCCTGCCGCTCTACAACCGCATCAACGCGAACTGGGCGAAGTGGAACCTGCAGGCGGTCGGCGACGACAACCCGTTCCTCTCGAACCTCCAGTCGGCCTACCCGCTCTACGCCGTCGAGCAGATCCTGCCGCGCATCGTCGGCCAGAACCCGTCCATGTCATACGCGCCGCTCGACTCCGACCGCGACAGTCTGATCGCGCAGATCCTCGGCAAGGTCGTGACGTCGCAGATGAAGCGGATGGGCTTCGAGTACGAGGCGCGCGACTTCATCCGCCAGGGACTCGTCGCGTGCTACTCGGTCGGCAAGCTCTACTGGGATCGCCGGTCGGCGAAGCAGGCGGTCACGAACACGGAGGAACATCCACTCCTACCCGAGGATCCGGAACTCTTCACCGTGCGCCTCGCCGTCGAAGGCGAAGAGCAGGTGCTCATCTGTAACGAGCCGCGCTTCGAGACGGTGAACGTGCTCGACTTCGTGTGGCCGCTATGGGCGCTCGACATCCCGTCGGCACCGGCGGTGTGGCAGCGGCGCTGGCTCTCGATGGGCGAACTCATGCGCCTCCAGGATCAAGGCGTCTACCAGAACGTCGACCAGATCCGCGGCGGCGACATCACCCGCTGGCAGCAAGCCTACGACCCCCAGTTCAACGCGCAGGGCTTGACGGTCACGCCCCCGTCGACGGACACGTCAGACCCGAACGATCCGAACGCGCGCGTCGAGATCCACGAACGCTGGGAAGACGACCGCGTCACCGTCTTCGCGGGGCGCCGCATCTGCCTCCGCGACGACCCGAACCCGTTCTGGCACAAGCGTAAGCCGTTCATCGACTTCACGCCGATCCCGCGGCCGTTCCAGATGCACGGCCAGTCGATCATCGACACGATCTACGACTCGAACGAGTTCGTCTCAACGCTGACGCGGCAGGTGTCCGACGCCGTCACCTACCTCATCAACCCGGCTTTCAAGAGCACCGAGGGCATCGACTGGGGCAACTTCGTGCTCCAGCCCGGCGCGCACCTCGACGTGCCCGACACCGAAGACGTCCAACCGCTCACCCTGCCGAACGTGAACCTCGGTGACGCGCTCGCGTGGAAGCAGGAGATCGAGAAAGACATGCAGAAAAACTCGGGCGTCTTCGACGTCTCGAGCGGATTCGGCTTCGGCGGGACGCACACCGCGACCGGCGTGTCGCAGGTGATCCAGCAGGCGACGATGCGGATCACCGAGATCGTGAATGTCCTCGACTACCGCTCGATGCGCCCGTTCGGCTGGATGATGGAACAGTTGAACGCCCAGTATTTCGAGCAGTCAGCCGTCCTCGACTTCTCGGATGACCCGGCGGCGCAGGAGGCGTGGCAGCAACTCGTCCAGCAGGAACAGCCGGCGAACGTGTGGGACCGCATCGTCCGGCCGCTGCGCGGCTCGAGCAACCAGGGAACCGAGAGCCAGCCGCAGGGCTTCTACGAGATCCAGCCGCACATGGTCAAGGCCAGCGGCCGCCTCGACCCGATCCCCGAGGTCGGCCAGGACGAGCAGGCGATGACGACGCAGAAACGGTCGGACGCTTCTCAGGCGGCGCAGGCGATCGCGCCGATCCTCGGCTCGCCGCAGAACCCGATCGACATGACCGCCTTCGCCGACTGGATGCTGCAACAGTTCGGCGTGCCGGAGCGGACGCGCAAGCAGATCATAAAGACGCCGCCCGTCCAGCAACTCGCCGCCCTCAACGCGGCCACCAGCGGCGGATCCTCGAGCGGCCCGAGCGGCCCGAGCGGCGATAACGCGCCCACCGGCGCGCCCGTCGGAGCGGCCGGCGCCGCCGGCGGAGTCGGCCCCTACGGCACCAGCCCGGCGCGATGAACGAGGGCAAGTTCACGCCGCACGAGTCGGCGCTCGTCCGCGAGATCCTCGAGCACGACGGGTGGAAAGCCCTCGTCGCCCTCCAGCAATATCACGCGGCGCGGCTCACGACCGCGCTCACCAGGGAGCAGACCAGTTGGGACGCGACCAACGTCCTACGCGGTCAGCTGAAAGGGATGGCGCTCCTGATGGAGCCGCAGATCCGAAACCACATGACCAGCCAATCCGACAATCCCTAAAGGAGGGACCGGATGTCCACACCCGAAAAGGCAGTGCAGATGGTGCAGACCCTGGCGTTGATCCTCGACTCGCCGCAGAACCCGGTGGATCTGTCCGCGCTCGCGGACTACATCATGCGGGAGTTCGGAGTCGATGATGCGGACCGCAAGAGGATTCTCGGATGAGCACGCCAGAAGCACAGCAGGATCCGCTCGACGCGCTCGCAGCGGAAGAAGAAGCCCAGAAGGCCGCAGAGCCCGAGGGCGAGCCGGACGGCGTAGAGCCAGAATCCGGCGAAGAGCCCGCAGGCGCGGGCGAGGAGCAGCCCGAATGGATGACCGACCCCCGTTTCGGCGGCGACCCGGAGAAGATCTGGGCGTCGTACAAGGAGGCGGAACGCAAGATCGGGCAGCAGGGAGGCGAGCTGGGCGAGCTGCGCCAGTTCCGCCAGCAGGTCGAACCCATCCTCCAGCAGCAGTACCAGACCGATCCGCAGCAGGGCAACCTTCTGCCGGACGGGTCGCCCTACTACGATCTGGACACCCTCCAGAAGTTCGTCGACGAAGGTCAGATGACCGAGTTCGCGGCGAATGCGTACTGGGCCGACCAGCAGGCCAAGCTCTACGCCTTCGAGATGGCGCAGGGACTCCAGGGCCAGTTCCAACAGACTCTCCAGCCGCTCCAGGCGCGAGAGATCGACCGCGGCGCTCGCGACACGCTCGACGAGCTCAACGCGGCACTGGGCGATGACGTAGTCGCCCGAAACCAGGCGTATATCGCCGAGTTGATCCGTTCCGACCGGGAACACTTCGCCCACCCGCAGCATGGCGCGCGACGCCTCCAAGAGGCGGTAATCGCGGCCGAGTGGCGGGCCAGCCAGGCCGGCGGACAGCAGCAGCAGCGACCTCGAGCAGCCAATGGGCAGTTCGCGGCGCGCGACACCTACGTCGAAGGTGGTTCAGGCGCCCAGCCGACGCCGGCTGGGGGAACGTCTGGCGATCCTGCGGACCGCGAGCTGATCGAGACTCTCGTCTCGCAGCCGAACGTGGACGAGATGGGCATCAAGATCCCCTGGGCCTAGACCCCGGGCGCCCGTAATCCCGCCACCAGATTCCGCTCACATCCCCGTCCAGCACCAAGTGAGTGAGGATCAACTATGCCTACCGCCCCTACGGTGGTAACTGGCTCACGTCTCACGACCGTCGGCGTCCAGCAGAGCCGTCGCGTCGTCGAGATGATGGACCAGATCTTCCAGTACGACGCGAACGCCACGCCGACCCTCGCGGTCCTCTCCAAGCGTGCCCCGACCGCCGTGTCCGGAAGCCCGAAGTACCAGCACCTCGAGGACCAGCCGCTGCCCGTCGTGACGACGTTCAACGGCTCGCAGAACGCGACAGCGACGTCGATCCCGGTCGCGGCCGGCACCGGCGTCTACTTCCGCAACGGCGACCTCGTCCTCTTCCCGACCGCAGCCTCGATCGCGGCTCCGGGCGAGGTCGTGCTCGTCACCAACGTCGCCACCGACACGCTGACCGTCACCCGCAACTACAACGGTGACGGCATCAACGGTGGCGCCGTCACGTCCGGCGACAACATGCAGATCATCGGCAACATCAACGCCGAGTTCGCCGGCGCCCGCACCATCAAGACGACGACGGAAGCCGTGCAGACGAACTTCACGCAGATCATCCGCACGCCGTTCGCCGCGTCGAACACGCTCATCGCCTCCAACCTCTACGGCGGCAACGAGCTCACCTACCAGCGCCGCAAGTTCGCGACGCAGCACGCGCTCGAGTGCGAGCGCACCGTCCTCTGGGGCAAGAGCTCCGAGGTCACCGCGACCGCGACGCGCTCGACGGCGGGATTCTTCTCGCTCGTCACCTCGAACGTCGTCAACGCCAACGGCACGCTGACGTGGCCGACGGTGGAGTCGCTCTTCGAGAAGGTGTTCCGCTACGGCTCGAACAACAAGCTCTTCATCGTGTCGCGGCGCATCGCCTCCCAGCTCGACCTCATCTCCGAGGGCCGGCTCGTCACCTCGAACGGCGACACCGCTTACGGCGTGAACATCGGTCGGCTCAACACGACGCACGGCCAGCTGATGACGGCCGTGCACGACCAGTTCGTGAACGACTGGGCCGGCTACGGCATCGTGGTCGACCTCGAGAACATCCGCCTGCGGTACATGGCGCGCGACGGCCAGAACCGGATGGGGATGCTGCGCACGAACATCCAGGCCAACGACGCCGACGGCGAAGAGGACGAGTACCTCTCCGAGATCGGGCTCCAGCTCATGCTCGAGTCGGCGCACGGCATCCTCAAGGGCGTCGCGTAAGCCCAGCCCGCAGTCCGTCCGCTCGCCACGATGGCTGCCCCGTGGGATAGGCGAGTCGCGCAGGGAGGCACGGCGTCAAAGGTGCCTCGACCCTTACACCCGAGCGATCCCACGAAGGGGGCAATCGCATGTCCAAGTACGAAGACGAATACCTCCCAACGGTCCCAGAAGGCGAGACGCCGCTCACTCCCGAAGAGTGGAAAAAGGAGCGGCTCGCAGAGGGTCGTGCCAAGGCGGCCGCACGCAAAGAGGCCGAGGCCGCAGCCGCGGACAACCTCGAGCCCGAAGCGCCGACCGTCCCGACCAAGGCATCAGAACTGCCGGTGCCGGAAGAGCCCGAGACGCTCATCTTCTGGGCGGAGAACCGCTTCCTCGTCGAAGTGATGCAGGCCGGCGGCAAGACCGTCATCAACGGCCAGGTCGTGATCCAGCCGCACAAGACGATCGAGTTCATCGAGCATCACTGGACGGCGGACATGGCCGACCCCGAAGACCGGGAGAAGGCGAAGTGGCTCATGCGGTGCAAGGACTTCCGCAAGGGCTCCGTCATCCTCGTCCCACAGGTCACGAAGACCGCCGGCCCGACGATCCAGACGGGCCCGCGCACCAGCCACACCCCCAAGACGCGCCACGAAACGATCGAGCGGCCCGGCTCCACGCGGGAAGCCGTCGAAGCACTGAGCGCACCCCTCAACTAGCTAGGAGCCTCCAATGGGAGCATTCACCGCGGCTCTGACGAACGCCCGTGCGCCGCGCGCCGTCACGAAGACCGCCTCGTCGAAGACCGACAACGTCGTCCACGGCGTCCTCACCGGCTCGTCGTCCTACGCGACGAACGGCGACACCATCAACTTCGGGTCGCTCTTCGGCCTGATCGGCCACGGCAAGACGACGCCCGACCAGCCGACCGCCGTCTACTTCTCGCCTTCGAGCGGCGGCCACTCGGCGTGGTGGGACTCGGTCAACAACAAGGTGAAGGTGTTCAACGGTACGACCGAGATCGCGAACACCACCAACCTGAGCACGTTCACGTTCCCCTGCACGATCTACTGGGGCAACTAGCATGGCGACGCTGTCAGCGGCGGCTCGGAAACGGCTGCCGACGTCGGCGTTCGCCGTGCCCGGAACGCGCAGCTACCCGATCCACGACGAGAACCATGCACGCGCGGCGCTGTCGATGGTCGCGAAGTACGGCTCGCCGTCAGAAAAGGCGGCCGTGAAAGCGGCCGTCAGCAAGCGATACCCCGGAATCAAGTAGATGGCGGAGACGCCGTTCCCAGTGGAGGATCAGCCCCTCCTGGATCAACAGAACGACGCCTCCTACCGCGTCTGCGCCGACACGCGCGCCCTCACCAAACGGACGACGTTCGCGACGGTGAACGGCCAACGCGAATACGCGCTTCCAAGCGACGTGCTGCGCGTCGTCGGCGTCAGCGTCGGCGCGCAGCTCTACGCCCACATCACGACCGACGTGGCGCTCCGCTACATCAGCGGCCTCGCCGACGTCTCCTCCTCGCCGCGCTACTACGTGCTCGGCCCGAATATCGGCTTCCAGCCCGTGCCGGCCTCCGTCGTCACGATCACCCTCTACTATGAGGCGCGGCCGGCGGCGCTCTCCGCCCTCGGCACCTATGAGGTCGGCGGCGACTTCGCGCGCCTCGTCGACCGCCGCGCCAACACGAACCTCTTCGACGACGACGGCCAGGTCGGCGTCGCCGCGGCCGAAGAGGCGTTCTACCGCGCCGAGTCTCAGCGGCTCATGCGGCGGCGGCGCAAGGTCGGCCGCAGCCGCGTCCCCGTCATCGGCTACGACGCCGAGGTGTAGATGACTCCGACCGCCCCGATGCCGTTCCTGCTCGAGCGGCTGCGCTCGTCGATCGCCGACCCCAGCCTCTTCGACGATGACACCGTCACCCGCTTCCTTTCAGACGGCTACGTCGCCGCCTGCGAACGGTCGCGGTGCCTACGCACATGGACGACGCAGCCACTCACCGCCGGCTTCCAGGAGTACGCCCTTCCGAGCGACTGGCTGGAGACGCTCGGCGTCTACATGAACGGCGCGCCGATGGAAGAACTCTCCACTCGGATCGCGCCGCGCGGCGACGACGGCGCCTTCTACTACTCCTACGACGGCGTCATCGGCCTCGTCACCACGCCGACCGTGAGTAGCGGCAACTACATCCTCCACTATGCACGCCGGCCGGCCGCGCTCACACAGAGTTCGACGCCCGAGACGCTGTTCGGGCCCGAGTGGTACTGGCTGATGCGCGCCTACGCGGCGTGGCACATCTACCGCCTCGGCTACGGCGAGGAGTACGTCCCGGAGGCGAACCGGCAGCGGACGATGTTCGACACCGGCGTCGCGATGCTCGAGCGGTACTCGACGAGCCGCGACGAGGCGGCGACCAACTCGACGCCCGTCGCGCACATCACGAGCGTCCCCTCGGTGGTGAATACGTTTGCCTAGCGACCTGCGAGAACCCGTCCAGATCGGCGCGGCCGGCCTGAACCTGCGCGACTCGCCACTCGAGGTCGGCATCACCGGCCTCACCGACACGCTCAACTGGCGGCTCGACGAGCGCGGCGCCCTCGTGAAGACACTCGGCCTGACGAACAGCGGCTTTGCCGTCGTCAGCGGCCAGATCCTCGAGATGACGGCGTACAACCCGAGTTCGGCGTCGTCCTCGACCCTCGTCGTCTACACGAGCCAGGGCAAGGTCATCAAGTGCGACCCGACGACGCCGACGAACATCGTCACCGGCCTCTCGACGAGCGCCGTCCCGAGCTGGGCGCAGATGCTCGACAACCTCTACTGGTCGAACGGCACCGACGCCCTCTACCAGTGGGACGGCTCGACGGCGACGGCGATCACCGGCGTGAACGACGTGCAAACGTTGACGACGACCGGCTCGCCTGCGAGCGGCACGTTCAACCTCACCTACACGCCGAGCGGCGCGACGACGACGAACCTCGCCTTCAACGAGACGGCCGCCAATGTCCAGAGCGCGCTGCGCGTCATCCTCGGCTCGGGCAACGTGAACGCGACCGGCGGCCCGCTTCCGTCCGCGATCACCATCACCTTCGTCGGCTCGCTCGGAAACACGAACCAACCCGTCTTCACGATCACCAACAACCTGAACACGGGCACGCCCGTCCTCGTCCACACGACGCCCGGCCGCGGCGACGCCCCCAAAGGCAAGTACCTCACCGTCTGGCGCAACCGGCTCTGGGTCAGCGGCGTCGCCGCCGCGCCTAACCGCATCTTCTGGAGCGGCATCGGCGATCCGACCGCGTGGAACCCGCTCAACTTCGTCGACATCCTCGGCCCCCGCGGCGACGCCGTCACGTCGATCCACGCATCGCCGAACATCGGCACCGACGCGAGCGGCGCCGACGGCGTCCTCGTCTTCAAGAGCCGCTCGACGCACCGCATCATCGACGACACCGACAACTCGGCGGGCGCCATCACCGGCGGCTCGAACGTGATGGTCGACCGCGGCACCGGCGCCGTCAGCCACCGCACCGTCACCACCATCAACGGCCGCATCTACTGCCTCGCCCTCGACGGCATCTACTCCACCGACGGCCACAACACCCTCATCCTGGAGACGGGGCAACTCGGCCAACTCATCTCCACCATCACCAGCAGGTCGAACGCGAGCCAGGTCATCGGAGTCGGCTATCGCGGCCAATACATGCTCGCCTTCCCGCAGACCGCCGGCCAGCCGAACACGCGCATCCTCGAGCTCTACACGACGCTCGGAGGCGCCGGCACGCACCCAGTGATGGCGCTCGGACTCGGCAACCCGCAGGCATGGACGATCTACACGGACGCCTCCGTCGGCGAAGAACTCCTCGCCGCCGACCAATCGAGCTCCACCTCCTACATCATCTTCCGCGGCGGCTCCGCGAACCCGCTCGTGTCGACACCACTGACGGCGACAGCGAGCACCGGAGTGTCCATGTTCGGGTCCGACTCGGTGAAACGGCTACGTAGGATCCGCGCCGTCGGCCGCGGCCAGATGATTATCGGCGTTACCACCGACTTCATGACGGGCACCGGCGACCAGCAGCAGTTCCTCGTCGACGTCGCCACATCTCCGAGCCTCTGGAACAACGTCAACTGGAACCAGTTCACGTGGGCCGGCCAGGGCGACTCGGGCCTGACGCCGATCAGCCGCTACTACAGCACTCGCGGCCGATGGTTCGGCTTCACCCTGTCCGAGTCTTCGACGTCCGTCAGCCAGTCCGCCGCTTTCGGATCATCCTTCATCACCGGCGGCGCCGTGCTCCAGCAGATGCAGTGCACCGTCACGCCGCTCACAGGGGAGGTCTAGCTTGTCGACGCTCACGTTCCCGTTCAGCTTCTCATCCGGCACGCTCGCCGACGCGAATCAGGTCAACTCGGACTTCGCCGCCGTCGCGACCGTCGTCAACGGGAACCTGGAAGCGTCGACGAACGTGAAGGTCGCGGCGCCGATCGCGCAGACGTCGGCGGCAATCGCCGCAGGCTCGAGCCTCTCGCTCGCCCGCGCCGACCACGCCCACACGATCCAGTGCACCGAGCAACTCGCCGCGAACCCGTCGACCGGCAACTTCATCGGCCGCCGCTACTTCAACACGAGCACCCTCAAAGAGATGCTCTGCATCGCGACGGGCGGCAGCGGGACGTGGGTCGTGATGGCGAACTACTCATCCGCCGACCTGCCGGCGCACGCCAGCAACCACACGACGGGCAGCGACCTCCTGAACCCGCCCGCAGTGCTCGCGAAGCGGACGTCGAGCCAGAGCATCACGAGCGGCGCGAACAGCACCGTCTCACTGCCCGACGCCGACGTCTACGACACCGACTCGATGCACGACGGGACGACGAACAACACCCGCATCACCTTCAATCATGCGGGCGTATACGACTTCTGGGGCATCGGCTACTTCGCCGCCTCGAACGCCGGCGTCCGCCGCGGCGGCGTCATCCTGAACGCCGGTAGCGTGCTCACCGAGTGCTTCGACAACTCGCCCGCCGGCGCGTCTGGGTGCCCCGTCCAGGTCTACGGCAGCTACAAGTTCGCCGTCAACGACTTCATCGAGTTCTCCGTTTTCCAGTCAAGCGGCGGCCCGCTCAACCTGTCGCCGAACGGCAACTTCGCCAGCGGCGTCGGCATCCTCTTCGGCGCGAAATGGTCGGGGACGGGTAACTGATGGCGCCTCCTCGCAGCGGCCACCCGAAGACGACGCCGCGGCGGCGCGTAATCGAGGCGACGCTCGCCCGCGTCGCCGGCCAACTCGCGAAGCAGCAGCCGCAGCTCGGCATGGCGGATGCGCGCCGCTTCGCCGCGATCATCCTCAGCCGGCCCGGCGTCGAACTCGGCGCGAAAGGAAACATCTTCTGGAACGGCAAGCGGTACAACGCGAACCAGTTCGCGGGCTCGAAACTCGCGCAGCGAGCGACCGGACTGCTCGCCCAACAGTCGAACGAGACGGCCCTCCAAGGCAGTCCTGCCTACCTGCAGGCGCAGGCCGAACTCGGGTTGCAGCGCGACCAGGCACTCGCCGGCCTCGAGGACACGCGCCGCCAATCGTTGATCCAGTTCGGCGACCCCACCTTCGCCGGTTCCGACGCGGCGACCGCCTCGGCCGCGGCCGCGAACCCATACTCGACGTCGCGGCTGATGGGGATCGCGAACACGAACCAGCAGAACGCGATCCGCGAACAGGCGAACCGGCTCGGCACATATAACGGCGGCGGCCTCCAGTCGGGCCTAAACCAGCAGCAACTCGCCTACGGCGGCCAGACGCAGGACGCGGCGACGAAGATGCAGAACCTGCTCTCCTCAGTCAACCAGCAGGAGGGCTTCGCGAACCAGGCGTACAACATCGGCATGGCCGGCGCGAAGACCGACGCCTATAACCAGATGCTCGCGAGCGGCTACACCGCAGCCAGCCAGCCAACGTGGAAGCCCGGCAGCTACGCCGTCAAGGGCTTCGGCGCGAACGGCCGCCAGATCATCGGCTACGGCGCGCAGGGCAATCCCTTCTACAACCTCGACGCCTACCGGCGCACGCATAACGGCAACCTGCCGGGCGGCGCGACCGGCCCGGTCAACCAGCAGCCGCATATCCAACTCCCGAAGATGGCGAGGTTCTAAATGGCGAGTCTCCCGTATCGCACCGCTATGGGCACCGGCGGCCTCGCCGGGATCTTCGGACCGCCCGGGCCGGGACTCTTCGAAGGCGGCGCGCCGACGCTTCGCCAGACCGGCACCACCAACCGTAAGCCCGTCGGCTACGGCATCGGCGGCCACCCCTTCTACAACCTCGTCGCATACCACCAGTCGCGCGCCTACCGCTTCCGCGGCGGCCGGCCCGGCCAGAACCCGTTCCAGCCTCAGCCGCCGATGGGCGGAGGCAACCCGCCGCGCCTCAACCCTCCGCCTCCGCCTGCGCCGCGGCCGCTACCTCCCGGGCCCGTCTTCTCGGGCGGCGCGGGCGAGCTCCCGATCGGCCCGGAACAGCCGCAGACCGCCATCTACTACAACCCGCTCGGCGCGCCCGCTCCGGTACAGCACCCCGCGCTCGCGCTGGCACGGCTCCTGAATGGCTAAGAACGGCGGCATGACGGGCACAAGCCCGAAGGCGCAAGCCGCCGCCGCGGCCTACGGCTCGGTGCCGACGAAGCGGTCGATCACCAGCCAGTACGGCACGCAGATCGGCAACGCCGAAGCGTTCACGAAGGCGCTCGTCGGGCTCCTCCAACAGGGGCCGAGCGTCGGCTCTGCCTATAACGGCGCCGTCGCGAACCAGGGCGCCGTCGACAACGCCGCCGTTCAGCGCATCGCCGCGATCACCGGCCAGACTCCACAGACCGCACAGTCACAGGCCGCCGTCGGCGGGATGGGCGACTCGGCGATGAGCCACCTCCTCGCCAACCAGGGCGCCGCGAAAGCGTATGGCGCGCAGCTGCCGACGATCGCCGCGAGCCGCGGCCAACTCGCCCGCCAGACGCTCGTGAACGCCGAGAACCAGGCGCTCCAACAGCGACAGGACGCCTACCGCCAGAGCTACGTGTCGGCGCTGCAGCAGGCGCGCCAGAACGCCTTCTCGCAGCGGATGGCGCTCGCCGACCTCGGCTTGAAGCGCCAGTCGCTCGCCGAGCAGCAGCGCCAGTTCAACGCCGGCCAAGCGTACCGCTACGCCGCGCTCAACGAGAACCGCAGCCAGTTTTCCCGCTCGCAGGCGCTCCAATACCAGGAGTTCCAGCAGAAGTTGAAGGCGAGCCTCCAAAGCGGGTCCGGGGCCGGCGGCCAGGGCGGCCTAGCCGGCCTCACCCGAAACGAGGTCTCGAGCCTCCAAAACCGCGCCTACGGCTACGTGAACGACACGGCGACGGTGCACGGCGTCCCGATCACCGTCGCGATCCGAAACCTGATGGCGCAGGGTATCCCGCGCGCGATCGCCGTCTACACCGCGAGCGAAGCCTATGGCAATATGACGGCGCCGTCCCAGGCCGACTTCGGTAAGGGCAAGGTCGACCCGAAGACGGGGCAGTCGCTCTATAACGGCCTCGGATACCAGCAGGCGCTACGCGCCTACCACGCCTCGCTCGGCTCGTTCCGCCAGTGGGTGCGCCAGCGCCAGTGGAACAAGATGATGGGCGGCTCGCATGGATACCAGGGCACGTATAGGCCGACGAAGTGACTGACTGGGGCAGCGTCTACGGCGGAGGCGGCGGCTCGAGCGGTAGCGGCGGCGGCGGTTGGGCTGGCGTCTACGGCGGTTCGAGCGGCGGCGGCATCAGCGCCGGGTCGTTCCACGGCGGAGGCGGTGGGGGCGGTGGCCTTCTCGGCCTCGTCGAGAACCTCGGCTCCGACATCGGCTCGACGATCACGAACGCGCCGCGCGGCATCATCGGCCTCGGCCATCAGGTCGCGCACACCCTCGGCCCGAGCGGCGTCACCGAGAACATCTTCGCCAAGAACCCGACCGGCATCCATTGGCTCGACCAGATCCTGAACGCCGGCCGCGACGAGCACCAGAAGAACTTCTCGCAGGACAAGGCCGGGCTCGGCGGCGGCGTGATCGTCCCGTTCGTGAAACAGGAACGCCACATCTACGGGTCGGCGCTCCACGGAAACTTCCACCCGCTCTACCAGCATCCGTTGCAGCCGATCCTTGACGCGATGACGGTCGCGACGGGCGGCGGCGCGCTGGCAGCAAAAGCGGCCGAAGCGGGCAAGCTGGGCGAGTCGGCCGCCGCCGTCGCTCGAGCAGAGCGCGTCTTGAAGAGCGGCAAGCTGGAAGAGCCGCTGAACACGGCGCGGACGCTGCAGGGCCGCTACCTGCAGCACAAGTTCGACCAGTTCTCGATGGAGAACCCCGACATGCGGATCGTCGGCGCGAACCCGCGGCTCGCGAAGATCTCGGAGATCCGCAAGTACCGCCAGACGATCCGCGCGTCACTGCCGGCGCGCGAGTTCCAGCGCGTCACCAAGGGCTTGACGAAGGACGAGAAGTTCGCATTCCACGTCGGCGCCGAAGGCGTCCCGCTCCACGAGCGGATCGACTTCTATCGCAAGGAGCTGCGCGACAACCCGACGCCGCAACTCCGTGACTATGTCCATCGGCTTGAGTCTGACGGCGTCCACAAGGCGCTGACCGAACCGCGACCCGAGTTCGCGCAGGCGCTCCAAGCCGGCCACGACCTGCAGGAGACGGCGACGCAGCGGCTCGTCGACGCCGGCCAACTCGCGCCCGAGACGCACGAGGCCCGGACGCTCCTGCCGCAGGAGATCATGAAGCAGGCCGAGTCGCCCGTCAGCGCCGACGTCAACCGCGTCCACGAAGCGTTCCCCGCGCCGTTCCGCTTCCCGCACATCGGCGACGAGGCCGGCAAGCCGGGACTCTTCACGACGCCGTCGAACGCGGCTGCGCTACGACCGCCGAAGACGCCCGGCTTCCTCAAACGGTCCGAAGCGGTTCGGCTCCGCGCCGCGCGGCTGATGACCGACCCGGAGGTGCTGACCCGCGACTACCTCGCAACGATGCGCCACGAGCATCTCAACGAGATGTACCACAAGGTGATCCGCCCCGTCTCGAAGAAGATCGACCCAGCGCTCGAGCGGACAGGCTTCAAGAGGCCCGAGGAGTTCTACACCTTCGAGAAGACGTCGCAGCGCGTCCCGCGGACCGTGTCTCAGCAGGAAGCGATGAGCCGCGACCTGGGCATGGTCGACGCGAAGGGCAAGGAGACGGCGCTCGGCGCGAAGAGCCGCGTCTTCTCGGGCGCCGACGACGCGCCGACGCACGAGATCGCCGACGCGATCCGAAACCACGACTTCGAGAAGCTGCAGGAGATGGGCGTGCGCCGCGTCCCCGCCGCGTTCGCGAAGCGATACCAGGCCAACTTCGCGAGCACCGGCAAGATGATGCGGCTCTTCTGGGACAAGCCACTCGACGTGTGGCGCGCGATGACGCTGAACCTGCGGCCCGCCTGGATGGTCAACAACCTCGTCGGCAACGCCGCCCAGTACGCGCTTCGCTACGCCGGTGTGAACGGCGCCGAAGCCTATCTCCGCGCGCTTCTCACGACCGAGCGCGGCGAATCCAAGGTGCTCCAGATCCGAAACTTCACGATGCGGATCCCGACGCTTCGCCGCAAGTATGGCCGCATCTTTGGCGAGCTGTTCCCCGAGGTGCACGGCACCGGCCTCTACTCGACCCACATGGCGCAGACGCGCGGCGGCGTCTACCAGTCGACGATCGACGCGGCCACCGCGACGAAGGCGGCTCGAGCGTTGAGCACCCCGGCGAAGGTGGTAAAAGCGGCTGTCACCGCCATCCCGAAGGGCATCACCGCGTTCGAGCGCCACTTCGCCGAAGCCGTACCCCGCGAGGCGGCGATGATGAACGAGCTTCGGCCCGTCATCCAGAAGCTCGGCCTCGCGAACCAGTCATGGGAAGACGCGCTGCGCGCGATCGCCAACCACGACATCGAGCAGGGCACGCACTACGGCGAGCTCGCGACTGACCGGATGCTCGACTACATGGGCGACTTCAACGCGATGAACGCAACCGAGCGCCGCATCATCAAGCGGGTCATCCCGTTCGAGTCGTGGTATCGCGTCATCCTCCAGGTCAGCGGCAAGTTCCTCGTCCACTATCCCGGCCGCGTCAACCTGATCCGCGCCATCGGCCAGTCCTATGAGGCCGACAATAAGGATCTTCCGTCATGGTTGAAGGGCGCGATCCCCGTCGGCCCCGAGGTCGGCGGCGTCCAGCCGATGCTGACGACGATGGGCCTCAACCCGTATGAGACGATCCCGCAGCTCGCCCAGCAGAACCCCGCCGGCTCGCTCGCATTCGGCCTGCAGGGACTCGCGACGGGCATCACCGGCGTCGACCCGTTCACGCAGGGCGCCTACCGCGGCATCGGCGCATCAAAGGGGTATGACCCGCTCTCCGTGCTTCGCCGCACCGCCGGCGCGACTGTCGAAGGGCTCGTGCCCTACCGCCTCTACCAGCAGACGGTCGGCAAGCCGCCCGCGTACCTCTACCAGCCGAAGACCTACGGCCACGTCGGGCCCGTCGCGATCAACGACGCGCTTCTCCAGTACCTCGGCCTGCCGATCCGCCACGTCCGCAAAGGCGTCGCGAAGACCTACGCGAAGGAAGGCCGCTAGGAGTACGGCATCCGGTCGTGGCCGTCGATGTCGAAGAGCCAGCCGCCGACAGCGCCGAACACGAACATGATGGCGAGCACCAGCGGAATCACGAACAGGTAACCGCCGAAGCTCCAGACCGCGTGTATCAGCGGGATCATGCTCTCACGGTACTGCGCGGCGCGATCCGGCGCAAGCTGACAGGAAGGTGACGTGGCCCTAGACCCTCGCTTGTGGGCGATCATCCGCCAGTACGCGCCGCGCTACGGCCTCGACCCTCGAGCCGTCGCATCCGTCGCGATGAACGAGTCGGGCGGCCGCTTCGGCGCCGTCGGCGATAACGGCTCCAGCTTTGGCCCGTGGCAACTCCACGTCGGCGGCGCGCTCCCTCGAGGCAAGGGCGCGGCGTGGGCGAACAGCCTCCCCGGCATCCTTTACGCCTTCCGGCAGATGGCCGGTAGCGGCGCTCGCGGACTACATGGTCAGGCGGCCGTGTCCGCGATCGCCCGCAACTTCGAGCGGCCCGCGAATCCGGGCGCCGAGATCGCGACGGCGCTCTCCTACTACCGCAACCCAGGCTTCGCCCGTGGCTCCGCCGTGGCCGGCGCGGGCGGAGGTGGCATCGTCGGCGGCGGAGGCGGTGCCGCTCGCCTTCGAGGCGGCGGCCGCGGCTCGCTCGCGCTCCTCGCCGCCCAACAGCCGATCAGCGTAGCGCCGATGGCGCCGATGCAGACGGCAGCGGAGACGTTGCAGAATCTGTTCGCATCGCAGCCGCCCACAGGGTCGGCCTCGGCGTCGTCTTCCGTGCCCACCGTGACGGCGCCGGGGCCGGGTACATTCGCGTCCCAGTTGAACGCGACCCACTCGAGCCTCCTGAGGCAACTCTGATGGCGATGAGTAAGCGGCAGGCCGCGTTCCTGCGGCAACTCATGTCGGCTCGAGGCACGCCCTACCAGTGGGGCGGCACGAACCTCCGTAGCGGCGTCGACTGCAGCGGCCTCGTCTACACCGCCGCCCGAAACGCCGGCATCCGGAACGTGCCACGCACGAGCCAGGAACAGTTCAACGTCGGCCACCCCGTCGGCATCCACCAGCTACGCCCCGGCGACCTCGTCTTCTCGCACTGGGGCAACGAGGTCGGCGCCGGCCACGTCTCGATCTACGTCGGGAACGGCAAGATCATCGAAGCGGCGAGCGCCGGCCAGCCCGTCTCCGTCAAGTCGATCTCCGTGCTCGACGGCCACATCCTCGGAGCTCGCCGCCTCCTGCCCGGCGCCGGCAACACCGTCCCGAACGTGCGCGGCTTCGCGCAGCAGCAGATCAACTACTACCAGCAGAACCGCGGCCGCAACGTCGCCGCGGCGCAGGCGGCGCTCGCGAACGTGCACCCGATCCAACTCGCGCCGTCGATGCCGCTACAAACGCCGCAGCAGGCGCTACAGCCGATAACGCAGCCGGCGCAACAGACGCTCACGGGGACCCCCGCCTTCCCGAGCAGCCTCTCCACGCCCACATCCGGCCTGCAGTCGCTCCACGACCGGCTCCTCAAGGCGGTGTAAGCCCGGGGGCGAAGGGCAGGGTCGATGTTGATGAGCGAACCACAGGGTCAGTGGCCGCCCGTCTGGTGGCCCATGGTCATCAGCTGCGTCGGCCTCGGGTTGGCGGTCTACGAAGTGGTGGGCGACCGCAGCCAGCGGCCATACCTCTACGTCCTCGTCGCACTGCTCGTCGCCGGCGTCCCAGCCAAACTGATCGACGCGGTCGTGGTGTGGTTCCTGGGGAGGCGAAACGGCAATGCCTAGCCTAAGCGAAAACCAGGCCGCGCAGGTCCGCGACCAGATCGAAGCGCAGATCCGTCCCATCGTTCGGCGCATGACGATCTGGCTCGCCGTATTCGTGGTATGCCTCGCCGGGTCATGCTTCATAGCGGTCTATTCATATGTCCAGAGTCAGCACGCTATCCAGCACCGTGCCCTTGCCCTCTCCCGCGATAACTGCCTTCGCAGCCAACAGGGTCGCCGCGCCCTCGCGTTGATCGTGCACACGGCGATCCCGCCCCATGCCAAACACCGGACGGCTGACGAGCAGGCATTCGTCGACCAGTTCTATATGAAGGTCGCACCGGCGCTACGGGTGCCGACGTGCACGTAAAGCTCCGCGCCGCGATCGCCAGCATCATCTTCGCCGCGTGCGGGCTCGGGGGCCTCGCCATTGCGAGCGCCGTCCCCGAGAACGCAACCCAGTCCATCACGACGACGCTGCAGCGGACGCGCATCGAGCACGAGGTCAGGCTCGTCACCATCCACGTCCGCGGCAAGGTGATCCGCCGTCACGACCACGTCATCGTCGTCGAGGTGCCGCGCGTCGTCTTCCGCTCGAGGGTCACCCACAAGCGGATTGTCGTGCCGGCGCATCGCGTCAAGATCCGCGAGCCGCGCCCCATCTTCGGCGTGACGAGCGCCATCGTCGGCGTCACACCGCTGCCCGTAACCGTCACCGTGCCCGTCGTCATCCCAGGCCCGGTCACGACCGTCCCCGGCCCGACCACAACCATCACGCTACCGCAAGACACAACCACTGTGACCGTCCCGACGACGATCACCGTGCCGCTCACCTCGAGCGGCTAGAGCTGGACGCCAGCCGGCGCCCGACATTCCCCGCCAAGAGAAGGCGGACGCCGGCCGACCAAGGAGAGTTCACCATGCGCAGGAAGACTCCTGCCCTCGCCGTGCTGCTCGCGTTCCTGTGCGCGCTCACGGTGCCCACCGGCTCCGCCGTCGCTGCGAATACCTGCAGCGACTCGTGGGGGTCAGACGGGCATAGCGGCCCGTGGTACACCGGCTCGAACCAGACGCTCCACGGCAACACCCTCGTCATCTCATGCCCGACCCAGTCGACGAGTTGGAGCGTCCACTACCTCGTGAACAAGTGCTCGCCGCCGGGCGTCCCGACGTCGTGTTTCTCTCCGATCGATGCGACGCGCAGCGGCACCGGCGACTCCTCCTTCTCGATTGCGACCAGCCCGATCGGGTGCAACGTCGGCTGGCTCTACGACACGAAGGTCCACAACATCGTCACCGGCGGCAACATCTTCAAGCCGGTCGGCGGCGAGGTCATCTGTTAGGAGCACCATGAGCACTTGGCACACGCTTGCCCTGACGACGCCGACGATGACGGATAAGACCGTCGAGAAGAAGCTCGGCGGCGATCAGGGACAGGTCACACACCTCCAGCGGCTCCTCAAGAGCTACGGCGTCAACCCCGGCAAGATCGACGGCGAGTATGGCCTGCACACGGCCCGCGCCGTCCAGAAGGCGAAGTGGCGGCTCGGTTACCGTCGCCGACTCGTCCGCAAGCCCTACGGCGAGACGGCCGGCGCGCGCCTCGTCCGGTTCCTGCACGACCCGAAGAGCCGGCCGCTCGCGTTCAAGGCGCGGGCCCGGCTCCGCAAGGCCGCTCGAGCGCGCCGGATCGCGGCGACGCCGAAGCGCGTCCGCGCTCTTCACCTGCTCGGCACGAAGCTCGGCACGAGCGAGTCTCCGCCGAACTCGAACCGCAACATATTCACCGACTGGTACGGCATGGTCGGCCCGTGGTGTGCGATGTGCGGAAGCTGGGCGCGGTGGAAGGTCGACATGAAGCCGTTCATGCCCGGCCACTACTACGCCTACTGCCCCTACGTGACGGCCGACGCCGTCGCCGGCCGAAACGGACTCACCGTCACTCACGACCCGCAGCCCGGCGACATCGTCATCTACGCCTGGGGCGGCGCAGGCTCGAACCCGATGGGCGACCACTTCGGCACGTTCATTGAGTGGACAGACAAGGCGAACGGCGCGTTCCTTGCCCGCGAGGGCAACACGTCGCTCGAGTCAGATCCGAGCGGCAGCCAGTCGGACGGCGGCGTCCTCACCGATCGGCACCGCACCACCAGCGTCGTCGTCCATTTCATTCGCGCTGCCGAGTAGCGGTGATGGGCCATGGGTCAGAAGGGTCTGGGCAGATGCGAAGTCCGGGACGAGAACGGTGAAGTGGTCATGCACCTCGACGAAGGCCAGGTCGACGGTCTCATGTCGGACGTGTTCGCTGGCTTCCGTCGTGTCTTGGACCGCTACGCCGAGTTCGACGACTACTGCAGGGAACATCCGCGGCCTGACGAGCAGGCCGATTCATCCGACCCGGCACTCGACTAAGGAGGATTCTTGAACCTCGACTTCTCACCGGCGACGTGGAAGAAGGTCACCCGCACCTTCGTCGGCGGCTTCATCGCCGTCTACGGCGTGCCGGCCATCCTCGGCGCCGCCGCTGGCAGCCAGCCGATCGACACGAACGCGCTCCGCGCCGCCGCCGTCGCCGGCTTCGCCGCCGTCATCAGTCTCATCTGGAACAGCGTGCTCGACCCGAGCCCGGTGCCGAGCCTGCGCGTGAAACCGGAGGATCACGCATGACCGTCTACGAGCGCCACCCGCAGGGGCCGACGCTTCGGCTCGTCCTGTGCATCGTCGCGATCGTCATCGGCGTGCTCATGTTCGTGAACGCCTTCCATGTCGGCGCCGGCCACAAGGGCTTCGGCGTCGTCGAAGTCACCCTCGGCCTTCTCCTCCTCTGATGTTGGTCGAAGTCCTCGTCGTCGTTCTCATCGTCATCCTGATCCTCGTCCTTGCGAGGGCATTGTGAGCACCGAGTCGAGCGACCACACCGTCGCCTTCTACACCGGCAAGAACGGCGAGTATCGCGTCTCCGTCGACGCTCCCGGCGTCGCCGCAGTGTCCGCTCCTGTCGGCGATCCGATGAGCTTCGTCACCGTCGCCGCCAACCAGCTCGGCCTCGAGGTCGACGACTCGAACGCCCCCGACTCCATCGTCGTGAGCGTCCCGCCCGGCGCGTAGCCGCGGCCGTCCAAGCGTCGACAAGATCGGCGCGAAGCGAAACGGAGGAGGCCATGCCCGATCCGATTCCTCATCCTGTGCATCTGCACAGCAGCAACCCTGCTGCTTATCCGGAGTACGCAGGCTTCGGCGCACGTCCCGTTCCCGCGGCCGCCAGCGTCTCGCGCGGACTGTCTTGGCCGGAGGGCGCCCGCGCTCTGTCGCGTCCACTGGTGGGTGCGCCGAACGTGGTCACTCGAACGGGACCGCCAGCTATCACGGACGCGGTACTACTTCACCGCTGAACGGCACCCCGAACAGGCGCCGTGGTTGGCGCGCCGGCTCGCGTGGAGATTGCGAGCCCACCGCGTTAGCCTGATACCCGCCGTACCATGGCCGCAAGCGTGGCTCTCTGACGCGCTCTGCGTGCATCACTATGAAGGCGCGTGGAACGCGCCGAGTGGCATCGGCCCAGACGTCAGCGGCGGAATGCAGATCGGCCACGCTGAGTGGCTCGAGTTCGGCGGCGGCCGATGGGCATACCAGGCGTATCTGACGTCGCCGCGGCGTCAACTCATCGTCGCATACCGTTACTGGCTGGTCGCAGGGTGGAATCCATGGCTGACCACTGCCTCCGCCTGCGGCCTCCTGTAATCTGACCCGAAGCTAGCGGCCCTCTGACCGCATAGGACGTCACCATGAGGCGTCGGCATATGCCCCGTCCCAGCTACGGCTGGGGCGGGGCTTTTCTGCGGTCCGACCCCGCATTTTGCGGGAATCACTCTCCGAGGTGTTGCCAGCCACGACAATGAGGCGATAGTGTCTTAGTGCTGGGTGGCAGTCGAGCCGACGAAAGGGGTAAGCCAGCATGGCAGCGAGCACGGGTACGCGCGACGTCGAGGCCATCCGAAACCTCGATGCGTGGATCAAGTATCTGATCGAGGCGCGCGCCGAGAGCGTCGGCGAATACCGCTGCGGCCAGCCGGTGCCGGCTTCGGCGGAGCACTGGCTAAGACGAGGGCGGCCCGAGCGCCGTGCTCCCCGCTAGGCGCTCCCCACTCCTCTCGCGCCGCGTCGAGGCGCGCGAGTACCGCCTGTAGCATCGTCTCGATGCTCGCGAGTTGCGCCGGGACGGCTTCGGCCGCCGCCGCCGCCGCCTGGCGAGGGTTTCGGCGGCCGGTGAGCTCGTCGAGGCTGACGCCTAGGCGGACCGCGATGCGGGCGGCCTCGTCGATGCGAGGCGCGTGCGTGCCGAGGCACCAGCGCCGCGCATTCACGTCCGTCGTTTGGAGCTCGGCGGCGAATGCCGTCCACTCCGTAGGCCCGTATCCGCGGTCGCGGCGGATCGCGTCCAGGTTGGCGGCGAAGACCTTGCGGTAGTCCGGGTCGGGCTGCCGTGCCATACCGGACAGAGTAGACGACAGAGTTGTCGGTGTCCAGTTTCCACATTCTAGGCGGTTCTCCCGACAGGTTTGACGACGGACTTGACGCCAACACAGTTGTCGTCTAGAGTGATGTTCGTAATGGGTGAAGCCGACCGATCAATCTTCGGGCAACGAGTCAAGGAGACGCGGGAACGGCGGGGCATGTCGCCGCTCGCGCTCGCCGACAAACTCGACATCTCGCCGCGCACACTCGAGCGGTGGGAGAACGAGGGACTCGGCACTTGGCTCGACGTCGCCGCTCGCGTCGCCGACGCGCTCGACGTGAGCCTCGACTATCTCGCCGGCCTCACCGACGACCCGGAGCTCAACGGGGCAGCCGTATGAGCCTCCTCGACGGGAGCAGGTGGACAGATGAGGCAGACCTTTCGACTGAGGTACACGCTCGGGCTGGCGCTCGGCATCTTCGTTTTCGCCGGCGGCTTCGCAGCCCAGTCGGCGTTCGCGCATCCGACGGCGCGGTTCCTTTCGGCCCGTACCACGATCCGCGTGCATGGCGAGATCGTCCTCGGCCATCACGTCCGCGTGTGCTCGTGGAGGCCGGGTGACGTGCGCGTGCGTGGACTCGTCCGGTACTCGAAGCGGCTGAAAACTGTCCCCGGCTGGGCGATGGCTGGCCTTCGTCCGTCGCGCGCCGTCTGCGGAATCAATGGGGGGACCTATCGCACCGCGACGCCGAACCAGTACCGGCCGAGCGGCACCGTCTACGCGCAGGGTCGCCGCATCCGCGGCGTCACCGACGCGCCGGCTGTCGGCTTCGTCGCCGGCCACATCTACTTCGGCGCGGCGAACGCTCGCCTGCACGGCGCGAAGTCGATCATGAACGGCCTCGCGATGCTCGTCGTGCACGGCCACGCGCAGACGAAGCATCGGCTCATGCCGTGGACGACGCTCAAGCAGTTCTCATGCGGCGCGCCCGGCACGGATGGCGTCTACGGCTGTAGTCGTAGCGTCGTCGCCCAGATGAAGAACGGGCGCAACGCCATCATCGAGATCGGGCACGCCTCGATGCCGCTCGCCGCGGCGATCCTCGCCCGGATGGGCGCGAAGACGGCGATCACGTTCGACTCGGGCGGAGCCGCCCTCATGTGGACGCTCGAGGGCTCGCACAACACCGGCTCGCGCAGCCAGGTCGGCCACCTCATTGGCGCGACCGTCGGCTCGGCGTGGAAGCGCCGCCTGCCTGATGCCCTGATCGTCAATGCGAGGCCGCTCTGATGCCGCGCACCACTCATGGGATGACCGGCACGCCGACTTTCCGCAGCTGGCAGATGATGCTCCAGCGCTGCGAGAACCCGCGCGATAAGGACTACCCGCGCTACGGCGGCGGCGGCGTCCGAGTCTGCGATAGCTGGCATAGCTTCGCCGCCTTCCTCACAGACATGGGTGAGCGGCCTATCGGTACAACCATCGACCGGATCGACAACGAGGGCGACTACGAACCCGGCAACTGCCGGTGGGCGACGGCCGCTGAGCAGGCGCTCAACCGGCGTCCTCGACGGCCCGTGTACGGGCCACGGCGAGAGCCGACCTCGCCACACGGGTCTCTCTCCCGGTACAAGGTCGGGTGTCGGTGCCCGGACTGCCGCGAGGCCAACCGTGCCTACGAGTGTGCGCGCCGACGGAGCGCGGCATGAGTGTCGTCGCCGCCCCTTGCGTCGTCGTGCACCGCACGAAGACGGCCGGCTACCAGGTCATCTACGAGTCCGCCAGCCGTCGCCGCATCATCCGCGGCCGGAACCTCTCCTACGTGGACGCGCTCAAGCTCGCAGCGACGGTCGCGAACGTGCAGGGCTGCCAGATCCGAGGCGACTCGTGAACCTGCGAGACGTCACCGCGTTCGCGGTCATCGTCGCCTGCGCGACCGGGTTGACGATGACGCTCGGCCCGTACTGGTTCCTGCTTCTTCTCGCCGTTGGCCTCGGCGTCTGGCTCCTGTGCGGCCTCATGGCGGCCGCTGGACGCGCTGACCGCGAGCTCGAGCGGATGCGGTGGGAGCACACGAAGAATCGCGGCGAGCCGCCGCGTGGAGGCCGCGACGCGGCCTGAAAACCGACGGCCCGCCAAGGATCTTTCCCCCCCGAGGCGAGCCGTAAGTCAAGAAGGAGTGTAGGGCATGAACAGGACGATCCTCGTGACGCTCGTCATCGTCGCCGCTCTGGCGACGGCCGCGACGGCGCTCGCCGGCCAGTCGAACATCTTCGGCGGGCCCGGCACCGCGGCGACGCTGGCGCCGAACTGCGCACGCACGCATATGTTCCTGACGCCGGCCGGGAAGACGTGGGACGGCAAGGGCGCGAACGGCAAGAAGTACGTGTTCGCGATCTCGACGGTTCTCGGCACGCAGATCAAGTGCCTGATCCATCGCGTCGTCAAGGTCGACCACTGCTTCGCCGCCGCCGGGCCCGTGCCCGCCGTCGCCGAGGCTCCTGCCGACAAGCAGGGTTACCACGACACACGCGGCCTGATCGCGCTCGCCGGATGGGCGAAGCGGCTCCAGCTCTGCGAGGCGGCCCGGTGACGCTCCTGAACCTCTTGACGTGGGTCGCGCACCTGTTCGATGCGCACGGCGCGCATCGCGTCTCGTTCGGCGCGGTCAGCCACCATCTCGGCTGGGTGATGTCGAAGCACTGGATCGTCAAGATCTGTTACCGCGGCTCGGCGGGGTGCGGCCTCTAATGGCCGCCCCCGCACAGGCCGACGCGACGCTCAAGTGGGAGCAGCTTCCCGCCGTGTCGCAGGCTCTCACGGAGGGCGCCGACCGGATCGACTCGCTCGTGAACGATGCGGTGCTCTGGCTCGACCAGGGCAAGCCGGTGAAGTGGCAGGTCTACGACGACCTGATGCACGAGAAGTACGGCGCGATCGTCTACATGAGGCGGCGCCTCGACCAGATCGAGGCGTGTGCACGCAAGGAAGCCGAACGGAGAGGATGGTAAGAGATGGCGAGGACGACGGCGATAGCAACGATCGACCGGGCGCGAGCAGTCGCTCCCAAGTTCACGGCGGAACAGGCGGAGCTCATCAAGAGCCAGTTCGCCGCGGGCGCGACCGATGACGAGTTCGCCGTCTTCCTCGCCGTCGCCCAGAAGTTTGACCTCGACCCGATCGCTCGCGAGGTGTGGTGCATCAAGCGTAAGGCGGATGAGCCGGCGCAGATCATGGTCGGCCGCGACGGCCTCCTCGCCGTCGCCGAGCGCAGCGGCCAGTTCACCGGGCTCGTCAGCGGCGTCGTCAAGGAGGGCGACGAGTTCGACTTCGGGCTCGGCCAGCCGGCGCACGCCTTCGGCGATTCGCGCGGCAAGATCCTCGGCGGCTACGCCTACGTCTATCGTCGCGACCGTCAGTACCCGATGCGCGTCTTCGCCGAGTGGGCGGAGCACGGAGCGCCGATGACGCGCGACGCGCAGGGCAAGCGCATCAACCTGTGGTCGCCGTGGTCGAAGTTCCCGAGCTCGATGATCCGAAAGACTGCGGAGGCGCAGGCGCTCCGTCTCGCGTTCCGCGTCAGCGGCGTCGTCGCCGAGGGCGAGCCCGACGACTACATCGACGTCGACGTCGTTGAAGATCCTCCTCGCCCCGAGCCTCCAGTCGCGGCGCAACAGCCGGACGATCCCGGCTCCGCCGTTCAGGGCGAGGAGGAGCATCTCTTCCCACCGGCTGACGAAGACATCGAGGCGGAGGCCGCGGCGGCGCAGGGATTCGAGGATCCGGCATGACCGTCGACGAGCGCGCACTCCCCGAACGGATCTCGTGGCCGGCGACCCCGGTCGGTGCCGGCGAGGTGTTCTACCTGCACGAGCCGGCGCAGGCAGCCGAACTCTCGCACCGCTGCGCGACGCTCATGGCCGAGCTACGGCGCATGAAGATGCTCGCCGACGAGGCGCTCCGCGACGAGCTCGCCTCGAAGGCGGCGGCGAAGCTGATCGTCAGCGCCGACCTCGAGGTGGAAGAGGAGCCAGGTCGCGTCAGCTATGACGGCGAGGCGCTCTACTCTGGCCTCGTCGCGGCCGGACTCGAGCCGGATGTCGTCGCCGAGATGTTCAAGCCCGTGCTGCGCGACGCTCGCGAGCTCGGCAAGCTCGAGCGCAGGAACGATGCCGTCGCGAAAGCGGCCGAAGCGGCGCGTACCCGGAGCCGCGGCCGCGTCGTCGTGAAGCGCAAGAAGGGGCGCGTCGCCGGCGAGGCGGCGATCCCCGAAGAGGTGCACCGCCAGGCCATCGACGAGGCGCGGTCTAACCGTGAAGCTGAGACTGAGGCGAGCGACCTTGGTATCTGACTTGAACAGCGGCCGGATCAACTTCGGCCCGAATGGTGCCGGCTGTCTGCCCACGGCCGGCACAAGCGCGCGGCGCGGCGGTACTCCACCTGCCCCCGCTGCGCCGCGCGCGCATCTCTTCGCGACGATCGAGCGGCTCGTGCGTGAGCGTGACGAGGCTCGAGCGGATGCCGAGTGTGCCCGTCAACTCCTCGCCTATCACGGATTGGAGGTGACATCGTGACCGTCTGCGATAGCGTCGACAAGGTGACGAACCTGCGCTGCGTCCAAGCCGAGGGGCATCCCGGCTTGTGCGCGTGCCCGACCGGCAAGGGCGACGAGATGCGCTTTTGGGGGACGATCACGATCCCCGGCGAGATCCTCGATGCGTGGGTGGCCGAAGCGGAGGAGGCGAAGCGTGGGTAAGGGTGGTTGGCATCTCCCGTCGGACACGCTCTGCGCGGTCTGCGAGAAGCCGATCAGCCGCACGGAGAGCGAGTCGTACTCGTGCCCGATCTGGCTCGGATTCAAGCCGGCGCATATCCGTTGCGCCGCGGAGACGCAGCCGCGCGAGATGGCGGCCGCAGGAGGCGACGATGAGCGACCGTAAACCTCTCGTGAAGCCTGAGGATGTGGCGCGCGACCTGAACATCGGCCTCACCGCGCTCTACGCGCTCGCGCGTGACGGGAAGATCCCGTCGTACCGGGTCGGCGGCCAATGGCGGTTCGACCTCGACGAAGTCAGAGCAGCGACCAGGAAGGCGGTGGCCTCGTGAGCGTGAAGAAGGTGAAGACCGGCTACCAGGTTAGTTGGCGCTCCGCCGACGGCCGGCGACACCGCGAGACGTTCCGGACGCAGAAGGCGGCGAACCAGCATGAGCGTGATATGCGCGACCTGCGCGAGCAGGGCGTCACCACCGTCGGCCGCAAGTCGACCCTCGCCGAGTTCGTCCGCACCTACCAGCGCGACGTCTATCCGCGTCTGCGCGCGAACACGACGAAGGGATACGACCTCGTACTCGCGCGGCATATCCTCCCCGTCTTCGGCGAGACACGCCTCCAGGATATCGACCAGCGCCGCGTGCAGGACTGGGTGAACGACCTCGCCGACCACGGCAAGCGCGTGAAGGGCGGACAGCGCGGCCCGATGGCGCCGCGTACCGTCGAAGCCTGCTTCGCCGTGCTCTCCTCGATCCTGAGCGTCGCCGCCGAGTACGGCTACGCGCGCCCGGTTCCTCGAGCCGGTCGCGGCCGCGCCGGCGTCCGACTCCCCAAGGTACACATGACTCGGCGCACGCCGGCGACGCTCGAGCAGATCTACCGGCTCGGCTACGCGATCGACGACGACGTCGGACCCGCGTTCGTCTACCTCGCCGGGTTCTGCGGCCTGCGGATCTCGGAGATCTTGGGGATGCATCCGAGCGCCGTCGACTTCGATCGGCACCGCATCCACGTGTGGCGGACGAAGGAGCAGGCGACGGCCAGCATCGTCGACATGACGAAGAGCGGCAAGGACCGCTACGTCACGATGACGCAGCCGGTCGAGGACGCGATGCGGCAGCACCTCGCCGAGTACCCGCATCCCGACCTCGTGTTCCACCGTAACGGCCGTAGCTTCGACGCCTCGAACTTCCACAAGACCGTCTGGAAGCCGACGCGCGACTCGGTCGGCCTGCCGAACGTCACGGTGCACACGCTCCGACACAGCGCCGCGTCGATCATGATCGCGAACGGGTGGAGCGCGAAGCGCGTGCAGCGCGAGCTCGGCCATCACAGCGCCGCGTTCACACTCGACCGTTACGGCCACGAGTTCGACCTGCGCGAAGAGGATCCGGGCCGCGACATGCTCACCGACGCGCTCACGAAGCAGCTCGAGCGGGCCCGGCGATCCTCCGAGGAGGTGCCGCAGGATGGGTGATCGCGTGCCCCACAGTTTCGGCGACTGCGAGCTCGATGATCTCTGGCGCAAGGATGGCCGCGTCTACGAGACGATCGGGTTCATCACCGATCCGGCAGTTGTGATCCGCGACGTCCTCAGCGGCGAGACCGAGACGCACGTCGTCCACAGCCGCAACTTCGCCGAGTACGTCCACCATCCGAAGGCCGCGCGATGACCAATCCCGTGCGCCACTGGGAGATCGGCGGCCCCGACAGCTTCGTGTGCATCGGCTACCGCCGCACGCGCGACTACAGCCCGCGAACGAAAACCCACCGGCACTTCTGGTTCAACATCGGCCGCGTCGGGTTCATCTGGGAACGCCCGAGGTACAACCGATGACCGACCACGCGACATCCGATCGCGTGCGCGTCACCTTCTACCTCGGGACGCACCGCGCCCACTGGCTCGCCGACTCGAACGTCCCCCTCTTCATTAGTCGGCGCATCCTCGAAGGCCGCAAGACACTGCCGAAGGCGAACTGTCGGTGGGTGCTCGACTCGGGCGGGTTCACCGAGCTCAACCTGTTCGGCCGGTGGGAGACGACGCCGACAAGGTACGCCGCTGAGGTGCGCCGCTACGAGCAGGAGATCGGGAACCTCGACTGGGCGGCGCCGATGGACTGGATGTGCGAACCCAGCGTCGTCGCGAAGACGGGGTTGACCGTCAGGCAGCACCAGCGTCGCACGATCGACAACTTCCAAGACCTCCGGTTCCGCCTCGGCCCTCTCGTCGCGCCCGTCCTCCAGGGATGGACGATCGACGACTACCTTCACCACGCCGACATGTACCAGCAGCGCGGCGTCTACCTCACCTATGAGCCGATCGTCGGCATCGGGTCGATCTGCCGCCGCGGCCAAGACAAGGAGATCCACAACATCATCCGACGCCTCGCGCAGGAAGGCATCAGGATGCACGCCTTCGGGGTCCGCAGCCGCGCCCTCGCCGGCTGCGCCGACGTCCTCGCCAGCGCCGACTCGATGTCTTGGTCATACACCGCCAGGCGCAGTCAGCCGCTGCCAGGACA